GTGGGCGCAGCAGGTGCAGTTGTTCCTGGAGCAGGAGTTTGCGTAGGTGCGGCAGGTGCAGGAGTTAATGCCATCTAGAATAAATATCCTATTAAGTATAGAGTTTGGAATATTTATATGAGTTATGGTAAGGAATCTTTGAAAGGTCTGTATAAAATACAGGATCCAAAGAAATACATTGGGAATCCAAACAATATTGTTTATCGCTCCAGTTGGGAACTAAAGTTCATGAAGTGGTGCGATAATAACGACAACATATTGGAATGGGGATCTGAAGAGTTACCCATACCGTATATCTCTCCTTTAGATAATCGAGTACATAGATATTTCGTGGATTTTTATATCAAGGTTCAAGAAAAAAGTGGTGTTACGAAGAAGTATCTGGTTGAGGTAAAACCGCAGAAGTTTACTAAAGAACCCAAAGTACCTGCTAGAAAAACAAAAAAGTTTCTACAGGAAGTTATGCAATGGGGTGTAAACCAAGCAAAGTGGAAATTTGCTACTGAATTTTGTGAAGATAGAGGATGGAAATTTATCATCTTAACTGAAAAAGAGTTGGGAATCCGTAATAAATAAGAAGGAGAATATCTATGGCAAAGGCAAGTGGCGGAAACAATAAGATTTCCTTTACTAATCAGAAAAAAGGCAAGACATCAATCGGTGGTAGTGCCTCTTCGATAAAGTTTTCAACCATGAATAAACGTAAACGTGCGAACTATAAAGCATACAGAGGACAAGGTAGGTAATTGGCAAATCCGTTTCAGAGACTTCGCGCCCGAGCAGGTGATGGACAAAAGTCCATGGATTGGTACATGCGAAATGTGAAAAATCTCGTGGGCGCGAGGTTGTCTCAGAGCAGCGTAATGAAATCAGATATCGGTGAATTAAAAACTAATATCGAGATCGGTTCGATGTATTTGTATTTCTACGATCCAAAGTTAAAGGAAGAACTTCCTTTCTACGATACCTTTCCGCTGGTACTACCATTTGGTCCAGCAAAAGGTGGATTTTATGGAATCAATTTACATTACCTGCCTTATCTGCTGCGAGCACAAGTTCTCGGCGAGTTGTTAGATTACAAAACAACCAAGACATATTCTGAAACAACCAAGTTACGCATGTCATACAATCTGTTAAATAATTTGAAGAATGCGAATGAAGTCAAACCATGTATCAAACATTATCTGACTAATCATGTTAATTCGCAATTCTTAAAGGTCAACCCTGAAGACTGGCAAGCAGCAATATTCTTACCGATTGAAAACTTTGTGGGTGCCACAAAGGAACAGGTATTCAGAGATTCTAGGAGCAAATTCTAATGGCAACAGCAGGTCATAATATTACCGATTTTGTCGCACGTGTTCGTGAGACTGACTTCGCAAGGTCTAGTAGATTCGAAGTAAGGTTTTCGACTCCTGGAGTTCTTGGTGTAGGTGGTGATACAAAAGAAATCTCATTAATGGTTGAAGATGGATTGTTCCCAGGAATTCTTGTTGGAACAAGACCGTTCAGAATAAACAATTTAAACGAGCAACGTGCAAACGTAATTGATTTTGGCGGTGATGCCATAACATTCACCTTTCTAGTTGACACAACATGGGCAGCAAAACGTTTTTTTGAAGATTGGATGACATCAATCATTAATCCTGTCACCAGATATGTTAGCTATCCTTATGATTATCTTGCAGAAATAGAACTTGTCTCATTAAATAATAAAGATGAAGTCATTGCTGAATGGAGAATACAAGAGGCATTTCCTCGTTCGATGGCACCTATTTCTATTTCTGCAACCAATTCTGAAGTTTTGCGAATGCCAGTAACGTTTGCATATACAAAATGGATATCCATTGGCGTAGATGGTAACGCAGATTCAGAATCAGAATCTGACTACATCAACGATGATATCATCGGCGATGATAATATCGACGCTAACGCTGATCAGTTAATAAATGATGTTGAAAATGACATCCCACAATTTGAAGACACTTAAATAATTGGAGTAAATTATGGCGCTACCTACAATATCAGTACCGACATTTGACGTTGAAGTATATTCAACAAAACAAAAGGTATCAATGAGACCATTCCTTGTGAAAGAGGAAAAGATTTTAATTCTAGCAGCAGAATCAAATCAACGAGCAGATATGATTCGAGCAATGCAGCAAGTCATTAACTCGTGCTCTGATGGTAAGATTGACTCAGAGAAACTACCGTTCTTTGACATACAGAACATCTTTATTAAATTGCGCTCACAGTCTATTGGTAAAGAGTCAGAGTTTAATTTAATTTGTGGTGAATGTGGACACAAGACTCCAACCATCTTAGATTTAGACAACATTGAATTGCAAATAACTCCCGAGCACAAGAATAAAATTATGATCACACCTGATGTTGGTGTCATTATGAAGTATCCTACCGCAGAAGTTCTGGTAGATGACGACTTACCTGTGTTTGATTTAGTTGTGTCCTGCATTGATAAAGTTTTCACACAAGATGAAATTCATGACGCGAAAGACCAAACGACTGAAGAAATTGCTACCTTTATTGAAGGATTGACAAATGAACAGTTTGAGAAAATTGTAGAATTCTTTGTCACTGCGCCGAAGATTTTCCACAATATTGATTACACATGCCCGAAATGTGGAACAGAAAATACTGTAGTCGTGGATGGTGTTGAAAATTTTTTCGGATAACCCTTTCTCATGATAATTTGATGAATTTCTACAAAATCAACTTTATTTTAATGCATGAACATAAATATAGTTTGACTGAATTAGAGAATATGATGCCTTGGGAGAGGGAAGTTTACATAGGGATGCTGATGGCGCATCTTAAAAAGAAAGCAGAGAATCAGGACTAATGAACGAATTAGACGAAAAAACTGGACCAATAGATGATAAAGGAACTGCTGGTCCAGGAGTCGGGCAAGGTCGCACCATTGCTCAGTCCGGATCTACACAACAAAAAGGTATTGGTAAAGAAAGTCAACTTTCTAAGATTGCTGCTGCAGTAAATCCAGGTTCGATGGCAGAGGCAAATCCTACTGCTACACAATCTATGATCTCGACTTTCATGAAGACCTTTGAGTCTTCAGCAATAGAAATGCGCGAAGATACAAATGATGATCAAAAAGAATTGATCAAAACAATGATCGATGAGATCACCAAGTTACAAACTAAAAACATGAAAGAGTTTGAGAAGGCAATCGGTAAGATTGTTGGTATCTCAAAGGATCTACAAAACTCTGATAATCCAATCTTGCAAAAACTCGGCAAAGATATGGAAGAAAAATCTCGTGAGGAAGTAGTAAAGGCATCTGGGTATACTTTAACTGGTGAAAAAGATACATTTTTAAATCGTCTTGGTCGTTCAGTTGGTATGAACACCGAAGAAGAACCCATAGAAAAAAATAGACAAGGCATCGGGAAACTCGCCAAAGGATTTGGTTCTAGTATTGGCGGAACTCTCAAACGTGGATTTAATATCGCCGTAGGAAGAGAAGCGCCAGAAGGTAGTTTCGCTGATAACGTGTTCACTTCGGACGAGCAGAAACGTGAACGCTTGATGAACAGAATAGATTCTGAGGCGAACGAGAAACAATCTACATCTGCGAATGACTCATTTAAGAAGGCCATCCAAGAATTCTTTAAAGAGGAAAAAGAGAAGGTTCAATCCAAGGAACCCAAGGAAAAACAGAAGTTTCAACCTATTGACAAATTGACTGATTTAACAGAAGATCAAATTAAATCTCTAGAAGAACAAGGAATTGCTCCTGCTTCCGAAAAAGATATATCATACAGAAAAGACGGTAAACCAGTCAGCAAAGATGAAATCAATAAGACCTTAGCAGCATCAAGCGAACAACAAGAAGATACTGCAGGTATCTCTAAAGATGCAACAATTGAAGCATTACAAAAAACTGCTGATTCTAATGTTTTAATACAAGAAAATTCCAATATTATCCAAGAAAAGACAACCGAGACAGTCGATGTATTGAAAGAGATACTAGAACTGATGAAGAAGATGTCATCTGAAAGTCAAAGCGGTGGTGGCGGTGGTGACGACGGTGGTGGTATGGACATCGATTTACCCGACAGAAAAAGATCTAGGGGTAGAATGCGTGCTCGCGCACGTATGGCCAGTCGTGGCATCAGAGGCAGAGTAGGAGGACTTGCTCGTGGTTTAGCGGGTGGTGCTAGAACACTTGGTAGTGCTGTTCTCAGTGGCGGTGCTAGAACTCTCGGAATGCTTGGATTGGGAGCAGCAGGAACTGCTGGTGCTGCTGGTTTAGGAACTGCTGGTGCTGCTGGAGTAGGAACTGCTGGTGCTGCTGGAGTAGGAACTGCAGGTGCTGCTGGAGTAGGAACTGCAGGTGCCGCTGGTGCTGCTGGAGTAGGAACTGCTGGTACTGCGGGTACTGCAGCTGCAGCAACTAAGTCAACTGGATTCTTGGGTAAGATTGCTAGTGGTGCTTCTAGTTTAGGTTCTAAAGCAGGTAGCATTCTCAGCAAAGCATCACCAGGATTAGTAAAGGGTCTTGGATTCGCAGGTAGAGTTGCAGGAAAACTTGCGCTTCCACTTGCAGCAGGTATGGCAGCATATGATGGATATAAAGGATTCAATGCTGATCCAAATGCAACTACTGGTCAGAAATTTAAAAACGCTGGAAGAAACGTTCTTAGCGGATTGACATTTGGTATGGTTGACAGTACTGAAGATAAAATGGCAGCAGGTGAGTATGCTGGAACACAGAAAAAACCAAAAGTTGGCAGTGTAGAACCAGGAGCGAAAAAAGATACTGGTAGTTTCTTCTCAAAAAATAAAGGTGCGATTGCTGGTGCTGCCCTTGGTCCAGTAGGTATGCTTGCGGGAGCAGCATATGACAAACTGTCTCCAAGTAAATCAAAAACTGAAACTGGTAAGAATATGGACGGTGCTTTAATTGAACAAGGAACTGCAGCGACCAAAGATAAAATGCAAATTAATGTTCCGCCACCAACTGTAATCAACCAAGGTGGAGGTGGTGGTCAAGCACCTCCGCAAATAACTTTCCCAGGAGGTGTAGGAAACGTGAGATCTAATGATCCTACATGGTTACGCTTCCAGGAAAGAAGAGCAGTGGCATAATGAAATGGGGGAGCGAAACGCTCCCCCAAGTTTTTAGTCATCAGCGAGACTCGAGAAGTAACTCATCGTGTCATCGTCACTGTCTTCTTTCCAAGGTGGACTGTCATCCGTTGCCTTAGCAGCAGGTGCATTACGCATCTTGGTTTCAACGAACAGTTCATCTTCAGCATCAAGCGGATTAACCTTCTCAGCAGTTGCCATACGAGCACCACCACCTGTAAGAACCGTATTCATCTTCGCCTTCAGTTCATCATATGACTTGAAGTTCGAAGGATCGAGGAAAGTGGCAAGTGAATGCGCATTCTTCCAGACCTGCTCCAACTTATCCTCGTCTTCGTCAAGAGGAGTTGGACCATCGAATTCTGACTTATCGTAGTTACGATAACCTTCAACCTGACGAATGCGCAACTTGAAGTTAGCACCTTCCCAAAGGTCAAATGGGTTGACTGGTTTCTCGTCTTCAAAGGTTGGTTGCATTACATCCTTGATCTTGTCAAAGATTTTCTTACCATACTTGTAGAGGAATACCTTACCTTCATTCTCAGGATTTGCGGGATCGCGAACCACAAGAACGTTGGAGATGTAGGAAAGACGACGCTTTTGCTTACGAGCGATTTCCTTATTCGCTTCGATACCTGAGTTCCAAAGTTCGGAATTCAGTTCGCCGACTGGATCTGGTTTGTTGATTGTGGTCAACGAGTTTTCGATATACCACTTTCCAGTTGGACCCTGGAAACCATGATCAAAGACGCGAACCCAAGGAAGTTCTTCACCTGCAGGAGCAGGGAGGAAACGAAGCACTGCTTGACCATTACCTGCCTTATCGACAGTTGGTTTCCAGAAGCGATCATCGTCGCCACGCTTTTCATTTGATGGGTTTGCGATTGACTCAACTGCTTTCATGAGTGAGTCGAAGTTTCCGCGATTTTTACGGAGTTCTGATAGTGTATTATTTGACATATGTATTGTCCTTATATTTGCGTTGTATGTTTAGTATTTGCGATTTGTATTATAATCATCGTAGTCATCATGCTCTTCAGCATCATTACTACCAGAGTATTTATACAGGTTCTTACGGTGCTTATTTGATTTATCAACACCCTTGCGTACTTCTTTTACTCGGGGTTCAGACCCGTAGTAGTCTTTACTTCTTGAGTTACTCATCTAACAGACCACTTGGCCTTTCTCCTTATTCCATAGTTCAAAGAATTTCGTTCGATCTATACGAACGAACGGACGGTACTTAATTATCAAAAGATTTAAATCATTCCAGATAAAATCGTTCAATAATTCAGTAGTTACATTATACCTGAAATCTAGTAGTTTGTCAAGTATAATAACTGTTTCTAGTGAAATTTTTTTACCAAGTAACATCTTAATTAATATTGGATGTTGATTGCTAACAGATACAAAAGGATCTTGCTCTGACTTCTCTGCTTCTAGTAATAAGCGACTAATATCGTCTGTGAACATGTAAGACAATCTATCTTGCCTACCTTTCCACTTCTCATAGATGTCATCAGAATCTGCACTAAAGATGCCGCCGTTCTTATCACCTGCTGCAAAGTTTGCAACAAAGTAGTTGATAATTTCTTGACGAGCGACGAACTTCTTCGCCAGTTTCCTGAATAGGAAAACATCTCTCCGTTTTAAGAAGGCAGATTCTGATGACTTGACAGCACCCTTGGTTTTGGTGATGTCATAAGACTCAGTAGTGAAATGTAGTTTAAGTGCCATGTAGAGGCGATAAACTTCATACGCTTCCATTAAAGTGGTAATTTCCCGCCAGATTTTCGCTTTAGCATATTTAGTTCTTCTGCTTCTGCTCGAATCTTTTCTTTTAGGGAAGTGGTGAGTAATACAGCAACAGACTCCATCTCAATATCTTTTTTGATACAATAATCAAGAAGAATATCCAAACAAGGAATACCATTCTCGAATGACTGTTTCTCTACGAATTGAGAGAACTCTATTGCTGTATTATACTCTTTCGTAATTAAAAATTCATTGGTTACTTCAGAACCATCCATTACCATGTTCAAAGTTATTATCCTGCATAAAAAATGTGATCACCGATTTTTGCAACACGCTTCAGATTCCATCTCGGATTAACATAATCCGCATGGTAGAATAGCACGTTACGTCCAAGTATACCCTGATTTGCCCCAGAAAGCAATACTTTTTCAGCAACTTTTTTAGATTCTGAATATTGCTGGGCACTGCGTATGCTCTTGTTACCTTCGCATACCCATGAGAACTGGCAAACACGCTTTGTTCTCTGATACACGACTGCGCATACAGACTTCGGGAACTTGGGACTTTTTACGCGATTGATAGTTACTGCAGCAACCGCCAACTTTCCTTGAGTTGACTGGTTTCCTGCCTCGTAGTAAATATTGTCTGCTAGACATTTCAATTCGCGATTATTTGCTAAATGTATGTTTTGGGTTTCAATTTTTCTTAATGCGGTTTTCTTTTTTTCTTCTGCCGCATCTTCTTTAATCTCTTGGATTACTTCTACAAAGCCAAGGGAGTATTCCCTTGTATCTCTCTCGATAGCATCTTCAGCATATGAATTGATTCCATATAAACTATATACTAATACTGTAAAAATCGAAAGAAACTTGAAAAACTTCTTGTTAAAGGAAGTCATCTTATTTCCTAGTACTTGTTAAACTTGAGAGGGTATTAACCAGTGACTCCCCACACTGCTTATCCGAAGATAAAAAAACCTACTAGGCGTGCTTTTTCAAGTAGAGGCATAGTAGGTTATGCAAATATTTATAAGCATGGAACCGCAGTGAGACTCGGTTCAACCGTTTAATCGAACGGTTGATAGTTTTATTCTGTTTCGAGGAAAAACTATCAAAAACCCAATGCTAGCTTATGCAGCTAGAGCAAAGGCAACGTTATCGTTTGCATTTACAGTTTGTGGCGCTTTGCCAGTCAATCAGTCTCGGTATTCCTATTACACGAAAATCGAATTCCAAGGTCACCCCCATCATGAGCACTGCTCTTTTCGGCGACTGAACCCTCTATCGGAACAGTGCTCATGGTGGAGGTGGAGGGAGTCGAACCCTCGTCTTTCCGCTTTTATTGTCAACTGTCATCAACTAATATTCTATTTATACTATACTTAACGTAGGAAGTCAAGTGTTTTATGCTTCCCAAGGAAGTTTTTTTCCTACAGAACCCCATTTACCAATGGGACAGGATGCACGATTAAGTTTGGTTTTTGCTGGCATGAGGCAACCACATTTCATGCAGAGTTTTGCTTTTAAAAACTCACACTGCCTACAAATTTCCATCCGTTGTTCGGACAGTTCACTCACTGGTATAATACCCATTTTCATAATAGTCGCGAGTGCGAAGAAGTTTCTTCACCCAGTCGTCACGCTTTTCAATGAATACCTGAGGAGCATCATCTTCAACTGCGATTAGGATTACCAACCACGGAACAGGAATACCAGTACGTTCTTCATACATGATAGCATATGCTGCCGTCTGCATGAAGTAACTCTCGATATATGATTTAGACTTTGACTTGTTTGAAGTCTTGAAGTCGATGACAGCACGTTTGCCGTTATACTCAGCAATACAGTCGACTCGACCTGCCATACGCAGGTGATCACTGTAAAGCGCAAGTTCCTGACAATGAATGTTACTGATTGGATCTAGGATAGATTTGAATTTATTAAACATCTCGACATCGAGCATCGACGCTTTGACCTCATCAATCTTGTCACTAACGTTTTCGTTCTTAAGATACGTTTCGGTTAGCGTGTGAATCTTAGTTCCACGAGTCGATGCTTTGTTTGAAATCTTATTTGCTTCTTCTTCGCCAACACGCTTTCGCCAAGCAGCGATAGAGTCGCGAGAGAGAACTCCAAGAACGGTGGTGGCAGAGGGATAGGCAGTGCCACTGGCATTTACATAAACTCTACCACCATCTTCGCTCGTAGTTGACTGGGCAAAATCTTCATATTCATATATTGTTTCAAACATCATATATCCATTATACTATAATTGACAGAAAAGTCAAGCCCTTAATTATGTTTTTCTTCATATTCTAACCGAGCAAGGATATACTCCTTGACAAGTTTTGACCTGACAATATCATTCACGGAAAATTCAACCGTCTTAAATGATGGCATCATCTCAGCAATTGCGATAAACTTTTGCAATCCTGACATGTCGTTCTTTTTATTTAGGTCGGTTTGACGGAAGTCTCCACAGAAGATGATCTTAGAGTTTTTACCGATACGTGTCATTATAGAGTTGAGTTCCATGTCAGTCATGTTCTGACATTCGTCAACAATGATCACTGAATTATCAAGTGTGATACCACGCACGAACGAGGTGATTAGGAAATGAACGGTCTTTTGCTCCTGCATGCGCAGGAAGGGTTGGATGTGATTGAATAAGTCATCACATATCTCAACGTAAGGTAAAGTATAGACCTCTGTTTTTTCCTTCTCGTCACCTGGAAGGTGTCCGATATCTCTTGATGGTACTGCTGAACGCACAACAACAAGACGTTCATAATCTGTTGTTGGATCCAGAACTTCTTCAAGTGCTTTATACATGGAAATAAATGTTTTGCCTGTTCCTGCTACACCATGTAGTAGCATTGCAGTGGACTGTTGATTGTAAAGATCGAAGAAGAGTCTTTGATTCTGTGTCTTTGGTTGGATATTTCGTAGATCCTCATATTTAACTTTGCACAGTTTACTCTTTTCAATTGTTACCTTTGGTTCAGAATTCGTTACAACTTGGAGATTGTTTTTTCTTCTCGTCATGAACAGTCCTTATTCTTACTAGAGTGAATACAAAAAAGGCGACGCCACACAGGTGGAGTCGCCATTTGTTACCGAGGGAGTTCGGTATCTGAAATTGGGATTGGTGTTTTTGTTCTCATGTAAGTATTTATTAAACTGTATCGCTCCACCACTCTGGAATTGGACGTTTTTTCCACTTTGCCATAGTTTTTTTTGCGCCGACATAATAGTTACGATACGACTGAACAGAGTCAGGAACTTTGTATTCGTCGGGCATGGCAGGAGTTGGTTGTGTAAAATAACCAACAGGAATATTAGCAGGTGGTTTTCGCAACCAGTATACTAAGCGATCAGTCGCATGAATCTTGCCATATCGGTAAGTATATTCCTGTAACAGATCTTGCAACAAACACATTAACCAATTGTAATTATTATTGGACTGCCGAACCCAAATAGCACTGGGATGGTTAATGTGTGATGCCTTGTAAAGTATATTCTCCATGTTCTCATCACCAAGTCGCCAACGTTTTATGCGTCGACCAGAAGAGGCATCAATATATTCTTTACCATCAAGCATACGATGTGCTGTTGACAGTAATTGGGCATACTCTAAAATCATTTTAACAACGTGCTTATCATTGTGATATGTAGCACAAGTTTTGACGTCGTGGTCAAGGTAAAAGATATTCATAATATATTAGTTCTCAAGTTTAAAGGGGACTTCCTCAATCGACTTACGAATGCATTGAATATGCGCTTTCGTAGTATTAGAAATATACTCTGATTCAAGCGAAAAGTCAATACATTTTATGACATCAACTGGATCCATCTTAATTAAATCGTCAATAATTACACGATTATCTGTTTCACCAAATGCATTAACGCAGAATAAAACAATGTCAATGTCCATATCCGAATACAATGGTATTCGGTATAGTCGTTTCCCGTAAAACTTATCAGGAAATTTGAGTATCTCTGCCATAGATCTATTTATTAAAATACTTCCACATTATAGATGTTTTGGAACATTGCAGCATCTTTTTTATCATTTACCATCGGAAACCCTTTTATGTTCAGACTGGTATTGAGTAACATCGGACAACCAGTTTCTTTATACCATCTTGTCAGCAATTCAAATAGTCCTGGATGCTGCTGCTCGTTTACAGTTTGGACGCGAGATGTGCCATCAACGTGAATGATAGCAGGGAACTTTGTAGGAAATTTACATCTTGCAGTAAATTGCATGTAAGGGGATACTTCAACTGG